CGTTCCAGCAGTAATTGTTGTTGAACCCGTGTAGTTAAGCGTTCCGTTTAAGCGGAGCTGTCCAGTTGATGTTTTGCTTAAACTTCCACTTCCGTCAATATTTCCAGAAAGAGTTAGTATTGTTGTTGCGGTATTAACGCGGAATTGCATTGAATGTGTAGCATTTATTTGAAAATTATTTGGAAGCGTTGCAGAATTTGCTACAACTATTTGCGATGGTCCAGCCGAAGTAAACAACCCTGTTCCAAAAGCGTTGTCAGACGAAAAATTTATTACTGCACCTGCCACTGTTGGAGCGCACAATGTTCCTCCACTATAAGTATTGTTACCACCAATTGTTAAACTTGTTGTCCCTGTTTTTGTCAACGAGCCTGATCCACTTATAACCCCATTCAATGTGGATGCGCTTGAAAATGCAATTTGCCCAGCATTTATTTGTGTTGGCCCAGTATAGTCGCAAACTCCAGACAATGTAAGTCCTCCTATCCCATTTTTAATAAGACCAGTCGTTCCAGTAATTGATTTGGAAATGGTTGTGCTTAAATAGCACATGAATTGAAGAAAAGATGCAGTCGCAGATGCTATTGCGCTTACATTACTTGTTCCTACCTTTACTGCGTTAGAACTGGTTAGAATCATCCTACAATTACATAAAGCGTATTAACGCTTGGAGTCACAATTAAATTATATCCAGCCTGTGTGATTTGAACGATATTTGAAAGTTGCGTTGCTCCTGTAAGTCCAGTAGTATCGGATAAAATTATATTTGCAGGAGTAACACCAGTTGCTCCAGTTGCACCTTGCGTCCCAGCACCTGTAGCTCCGGTAGCCCCTTGGCCCCCCGTTGCCCCTGTCTCACCTGTAGCTCCTGTAGCTCCAACAACTCCTGTTATTGGTTTATTCTGCCATGTTGATGTAGAAGAATTGTATGCCAATAGATCATCATTTGCCAATGTAAGAGAATTAATCTGAACATTGTGAAGTTCATCCAGCTCGTATCCATTTTGAATCTCCACGAATACTTCACCAGCACCACTCGATTTCTTTTGGCAGAATCCAATAAGAACTAAATGCTGTGGTGCGCTTGGCTTGACATTTGTGATAGCCCCAGCCGTTGTTGGGGAAAGATAAAGAATATCTCCATTATTAAACGCATTTGTGTTTAACCCTTTAACAACTCCAAATGTTGTAATAAAACCTTCAGCATTGATAGCCATAGGTTCAGCAACAACGCCAATCGTGCTTGCGGAATTAGCATCATTGTTGGCTTGAGCTTTCTTGACAAGAAGGTTTACGCCATTCGCGCCAGAGATATAAACAACATCTCCGACGGCAAGAGAAGAACCTTGGTCGTTCTTAACAAGGATGACGTTTTCCTGACCAATGGAAAGGTTAACATTTCCACCCTTTAAACCAAGCTCAACAGTCCCATCTGTGTCGTTCCATGCCATTTGATATTGAGTAATTCCACCAGTGTAGGTTGAATCAAACTCAATATAATCAACTGTAAGATTAGATGGAATAACTCCTGTAGCGCCTGTAGCACCAATTCCTGTTGCACCTGTAGCTCCAGCACCCGTAGCACCAGTTGCCCCTGTAGCAACGCTTGTTACTTCAACCCACTGATTGTCGTAGTATTGATACTCGACCATCGTAACCGTATTAACCCAACGCATCCCCTCAATAGGAGAAGCGGGGGAAGTTTCAGTGTAAAAAGTAGTGAACCCAGATGCACCAGTCGCTCCAGATGCACCAGTCGCTCCATCAATTCCTGTTGCTCCAAGTCCTGTAGCTCCAGTTAAGCCAGTCGCTCCAGTAGCTCCATCAACTCCAGATGAGCCAGTAGCACCAGTATCACCAATAGGTCCAGTATCTCCAGTAGCCCCTATTTCACCAGTAGCGCCAGTTTCTCCAGTCGATCCAATCTCGCCAGTAGCGCCTTGATCTCCAGTTAATCCAGTAGCTCCTTCAAGTCCAGTTGCACCCATCTCACCTGTTGCACCTGTTTCCCCAGTAGAACCTTGTTCTCCTGTTGCTCCTGTTATACCAGTAGCTCCCTCAAGCCCTGTCGCCCCATCAAGTCCCGTTGCTCCTTGCTCACCAGTAGCACCCACATCTCCAGTAGCCCCCGTTGCTCCGTCAATACCAGAAGAGCCTGTAGCGCCTTCTAATCCTGTAGCGCCAGTAGAACCAACGGACCCTTCAAGACCAGTAGCGCCGATCTCTCCAGTGGCTCCAGCTTCCCCTGTAACACCAGTAGCCCCTTCAAGCCCAGTAGCACCTGTTGCACCACCAACTCCAGCAACGCCAGTAGCACCAGTTGCTCCGGTTGCTCCTGCCCCTGTAGCGCCCGTAGCCCCCGCGATAGATGCGGTCGTTTGTATGGTTCCGTCACCAAATTTAATTCCAGTCGTATCAACAGACAATGCAACAGTTGCGTCTGGAGTTACCCCAACGCCAACTCGTCCTAGATTAGAAATAACAAAAGCCGTTGAGTCTGGAGATGTGTCGTCTTCAACACGGAACGATTCTCCGGTTCCAGTTTGAGTAATGCGAACGGCTGGAGATGTTCCTTGCGCTGTGAAAACTGCTGCTTCCCGTGTTCCTGTGTTTGTAATTGTAGCAACTGGGGCGGCGTTTGAAGTCGATTGAATTGTTTGGGGTTGGTTAAAGGCGTTTGCTTGACTAATCCCCGCAGCGTTAACCGTGTTTCCATTTGTTCTCCATGCCAATTTATTTTGGTTGGTTATCCAAATATCACCATCAACAACTGTTGTAGGACCGGGAGTTCCAATGGCATTTCCAATATTAAGCCTTGATGCTGCAAGATCAGCAGCAGCTACAAGCTTGCCAGTCATGGTATCGCCAGACTTTTGAACAAAAGAAGAAACATCTGGAGAAACACCAGTAGCGCCTTGCAACCCAGTCGCTCCAGTTGCCCCATCAGACCCAGTTTGACCAGTGGCCCCTTGGATTCCACTTAGCCCAGTAGCACCTGTTGATCCAAATTCACCAGTCGCGCCAGTAGCACCTTGTTCTCCAGTTGCACCAGTTATTCCAGTAGCTCCACCATCTGCCACAGGAGTCCATGATTCATTAATTGATCCGGGAGTTGGAGGATAACCGGGATTAAGCGGATTTCCAGTTCTGTAATAATATCCACCTTGATAAGTTACTGCTGCTCCAAGGTTATAAGAAGCTCCATTGTCATACACTGTAGCTGGCAATGTCCAAGGTGTCGGACCAACATCTCCTTGCAATCCAGTAGCGCCAGTAGCGCCATCAATACCAGCAACTCCAGTCGCTCCGACTTCTCCAGTAGCACCCGTGTCTCCAGTTAATCCCGTCGAGCCAGTTAAGCCTGTTGCGCCTTGCAACCCAGTCGCTCCAGTAAAACCAATCTCACCTGTTGAACCAATTTCTCCGGTTGCTCCAGTCAAACCTGTTGCACCCGTTGATCCGTCTTGTCCGGCAACGCCTGTCGCGCCTTGATCTCCAGTTGCTCCTGCATCTCCAGTCAATCCCGTTGAACCAATTTCTCCGGTAAGTCCTGTTGCTCCTGTGGAACCAGTAAGACCAGAAACGCCAGTTGCTCCAGTGGAACCATTTATTCCAGCAATACCCGTTGCGCCAGTAAGCCCAGTATCTCCCTTTGGCCCAGTAGAGCCTGTTGATCCAATCAATCCAGTAGCACCAGTAGCCCCACCCGGATCACCTTGCGGACCAGTTGCTCCGATTGGTCCAGTAGAAACGTATCTCCAAGAAAACCAAGTATTTAAATCAAATGTATTTGCGAGCGGTTGAACAAATGGCGTAGCTGTTGCATGATTTCCTTGAACGCGAAGATTGATTATATCTCCAGATTCAAGATAAAAAGTAGATGTTACACTTTGAACGTAATTTGTAGGTGTTGTTCCTGCGGTAACAGCAGTTTGACCTATAGTAACTTGCTCTGCGATTGGTGAGCGTGTAATGTCAATTGAAACGACTTTATTTGTTCCAGTATTCCAAGTAGCTCCATTTGCGTTTATAGACGCATTGAATTCTAATTGATAAAGACCACTTTGAACTACAACAAAGTTTGAAGAATTAGAAGTGTGGGAAATATAACCATTGCTATTATTCCATGCAGCATAACCATCAAAAGTAATGTCCGTGTTTCCACTATTGAGGTTTTGCTGAGTAGTCTTGTAATAGGTAGATTGATATAATGGCGCGGCTGGAGCTGTCAATCCAGTTGCTCCAACTTGACCAGTAGCTCCTGTAGCTCCGATACCTCCACTTCCACCACCTCCATTAACAGCGGTAGAGTAAGTGTTAGCGGCAATCTTCCAAAGAAGATTATGCTCTCCGTCCCCAACCTTTGGTTTTGTCTCGCCTGTATTCTCGGCGATCTTTGCAAGTAAGTTGGACTTAGAATCGTTGGTGTTAGGAGCTATTGCCATATTACATCAAACCTGCGCGGTTGCTGAGTTGTTTAGCGTAAGACTCTTCTTCCCCCTCTTCACCCTCTTCCTCACCTTCTTCTTCCATTTCTTCCTCTTCTTCCATTTCTGGCTCCTCAGATTCTCCAAGAGCGTAACCATCAACAGAAACAAGGGCGAATTGCCCATTGCCAAGATAGCGAACCATTCCGAGAACTTCCTTCTCCTCGCCTTCCTTCATTCCTTCAAAACCGAAACCTTCCGGTGCTGTAAAATTAGTTTCCATATTTCCTCCGTTACAAACAGGGCATCCTTTGCTTTTGCAACCACATCCTCCACCCATACCTATAATGAGAGCGATACCTTTTTCTTTCATTAGCTTTAGGTTTAAGTGCGGTGGGGGATAGAACCCCACCACACTTATTATTGTTTAACCAGATCAGACCTTACGAGCAGGACTGATATAGCGTAGCAGGCGAGCAACGGAGATGCATGAGAGCATAACCCCACTCGACACGCTTCGGCTGAGAACCTTGCATGAACAAGGCGTAGAAGTAGCCATTAACACCAAGGATGTTATTAGCATTGTCCTTGTTGTTGATCCACATGAACTCACCGCGATAGTTGACAGGATCAAACTTCAGTCCCGAACCGGGGCTAGTGATGACCTGTGCAACACGGGAGGTGAAGACATGAGGGTTATAAATGAAACTAACTTCATAAGCGGCAGAGCGGTAGGCCGGATTCACGACAGCCTTGTTGCCAGTGCTGGCAGGGCTGGTTGTGAAGAACGGAACACGCACAAACGCACCATCAACGAAGTTGTAGCGAGGAGCCTGACGATCAACCAAGTGGACATAACCACTGTAGCTGAAAGCAGCACCGAAAGGCTTAATAAGCTCGTCAACCTGCGAAGAGAAACGCAAGTCCTGACGGATGTCAGCGTTCTGCTTCTTGAGGTAGTTGCTCGTTTCAGGCGAGCAGATAAGAGCGTATTGAGGTTCACCATCAACCATTGCGTAATTGCCTTCAGCGGCATCACGGGAGAGATCGAGGTAGAACTGATCGAGAATGCCTTGGTCAAGCGCATAGGCAGGAGCCACGGCAGGGAACGCTTGGTTGGTTCCGCTGCTGGACATTGCCATCGTATCAGGCACATCAAGAACAACCTTGTTACCAGCGAGACGAGAGAACTCATCACGGTAGCGGTTGCTCCAGAACCACTGACTGTTTTCTTTGAGGACTTTGACCTCACCAGCCAATTGCTCTTCAGCCTTCCATGCAGTGCGAAGATCGTTCACACAGAAACCGGGCGAACGAATAGCAGCTTGCTGGAGGTTGTAGGAACGAAGGGTGCGAGCAAACTCAACAACCTGAGGGGTCGGGTTGCAGTTGTTGCCAGAACCATCGTTAGTTCCAACGTCAGCCCAAGCAGTGCTAGAGGCGTTAGGAACGGTGGTGCGCTCTTGAATGAGCGTTTGGATGGATTCGCCCATGCCAGCAGGAAAAGTGTCCTGCTTGATGAGGCGATTCCAAGGGTCGGTAGCAATGAGCTTGGCGGCGATCATCTCGCCGATACGCCCTGCTTCTTGTTGAAGCTGATTGTTTACATCAGCAATATCGTATTGAGCCATATAATTATTTTTTCTATTAAGTTAAATTTAGTTTATGAATCCAAGTCGTCGTTTAGTTGCCCAACTTAAACTCGGTTTGTTTTCCTTTACTGAGCCAGTGTAAAAGCCTTTCGGTGTTTATAAGCTCGGATTTATTTTGTTACTGATGTTAAGGAATCAGCGATCCATAACCTTTTTTTAAACAGCTTAGTTATGCTGCATCGCAACTAATATGTGAACAAAGTAATATTTGCAAGTTAATTTTAAATAAAAAAAAGGACTGCCTAATTTAGACAGCCCTCTTTTATTTTATGAATGCTTATTTAATTAAGCAACCATTCTTCCGACAAGGTTCTTAACGAAGTCGTCTGTATCCATCTTTGCGTAGTTGGTTGGCTTGTTTGCTTCCGCTGGAGTCTTGGGGGAATTCCCACCAGCAGCAGGAGCGGAACCACCGCGAAGTTTAACATTGTTCTCCTTGGTTTCTTTCAACTCGTTCTGCAATGACTTAACTGTATCAATCAAGTCTGGAAGAACAGCAGCGCCAAGGATGCCATACACTTTAAGGTTTTCCGGCCACTCGTCGTAGCTCATTACTTCTTGCTGAAGTTTAGCGATGTCTGGTCGCTTGTCTTCTGGAAGAAGATTGTAAACCCTCTCGGTCATCTTCGGGACAACCTCTTGAATTGCTGATTCCCTCTGAGCGAAATACTGTTTATAGAACGCTTGTTCTTCTTGCTGCTGACGCTCCATAGAAGCATTGTATGCCTCCTTGGAATTCGCCTCCAACTCCTCCTTGCGCTTTTCAATCTGAAGCAGGTTATCAGCAAGATTCCAAATCTTCGTCTTATCTCGTTCAGACCAATCCGCCATCAGTGCTTCAAGTTTCTGAGGATCGCCGTTTGTGTCTGCTTGGAGAGCGTCAATCAAATCAGCGGTTTCAACTTTATTTCTTTGAGCAAAGAATTCAGCTCCTTCAATAATCTCGTTGAGAGGTTCGGAAACATACTGCTTCCATTCCTTGGTAGCTTGAACGCGAGTCATGTATAGCTCGCTATCCACGGCTTCACGCTCACGCTGAATTTCTTCAATCTGAGCCTTCAGGTCTTGGACTTCTTTACTGGCTTGCTCGTATTCGCTTCCTTTAGCCTTGAGTTCAGCAAGCTCCTTCTGAGCCAGCTTTAGTTCTTTCTCGGCAGACTTCAGTTCCTTCCAGCGAATCTTTTCTTTTTCGCCAGTTGGTTCTACCTCGGCAGGAGCATCTGTATTAGCTTCTTCAGTTTTTGCCCCCTCATCAGTTCCAGATTTGTCAGTATTTTCGACCTCTTTTTTAGGGGCTTCTGTATTTTCTGGAGCAGGCTGAGTTGGATTTGATTTCGGCTCTTCCTTTGGCGGGGTAACGCTGAGATCATTGGATGCAATAGAGTCAAGCGCACTGCGGAGATTCGTGATCGCCGAGTCCGTTGATGTTGGTTCTGTTGGTGTGGGTGTCGGTGTTGCTTGGTCGGACATATAAGATAATAATTTTTACTTAATCTTGGCGCGATGACGCTCACCCCAAGATTTCTTAGTGGTAGCTGTCTTCTTGCCAGATGTTGCCATTGGTTTCTTTGCTGCTGGTGCAATGCGTTTTTCTGTTGCCATTTTCATATTTTTACTCCTGTTGGTTGTTTGTTTGTGAAAGCCTCTCAGCTTCCATGATTTCGTCCTCGGTGTATAACCCAGTGGACAAAAGTTTTCTGCGAGCTTGAATGATATATTCTTTATCCAAATCATTCAACTTCTTTGGATTAATTCTAATCAATGAATGAAGTTTGTTCTGAAACTCCTCAGAGCCTATGGCTTTAGCGGCCTCAATATCTGTTGGAGCCTTAGGAGAACATTCTTGTCTAACAATAATAAATGCTTCTTTAAGAACTGGATTGTCTAGTAGTTTTTCCAATTGAGATACCTTATCAGCATTCAGTTGGAATAGTTGTCGTTGTGTCATATTCTAATACCCTGCGATTGTATCTTGCTGGCTGCTTCTGCGTCACGGATAGCCATCTTTTGGTTGGCATCCTGCTGGCGCATAATCATTCGTTGTTGGTGCATCTGCATATCCATCTCAAGTTTCGCCTGCCGCTCGGCTCTCTGTGCCTCTATTTTGGCAAGCGTGGCTGGATCAATCTGTTGTTGACCTTGCGCCAAATTCGCATTCTCTATTTCACTCAACATGGATTGCTGTTCTTGTTCAGCCATTATCTTCTGAACTTTCAGCGTTCCATTGTGCAAAATTTCATCTGCGTTTTGAAGAATCTTACGGTATAGCGCGGATTCCTCTCGCATTGCCGGATCGCCAGATAGTCTTTCGACATGCTGTGCGACATGGGCATTAAGAGCATTGATTCCCTCAAGCATAGGGGCGAGTTGCATAGGATCAACTTGCAACGCCTCTTGAGCCTGTTCAACGAGCGGATTAAGTGCTTCGATGTGAACTTTTGTGTGAACCAAGTCATTCTGACCATCAAGAACCATAATCTGACCACCAGCCAGAAGTGAGTTATTTTCGAGTTGAGCGATAGACGCATCCATTGTTGGCTTCTCGGATTCTCCGGGCTGGATAGCGTATCTGGACGCATTCTCGTAGCCAGCAGTCTCGGAAGCAATATCCCAAATAAGGTTCTGCTTACCGTAATCTGGAAGGCTACCGAAGATTCCCATCAATCTATCAAATGCAACCATTCTGGCTGCTTCCGATCCAGCTCCAACAGGCTTAACAACTCGGAGTCTATCTGTGTCCAAGTTGAAGAAGGCTTGCAGGTAACGATCCTTTGCACCGAACCCTTCAGCACCACGACGAAGAAGGCGCTTATGAAGTTCAATGATATACTTTCCACCCGGCTCCCGTGCATCGTAATCCTTACGCTTCATTCGGCGGATCATTTCACGAACCAAGGATTCCCAAGGATCGAAGAAAAGATTCAAAGCTGACACGCTCATTTTAGCAATATTGCTAAGTTCAGCTCGCACTTGCGTTGCTGACTTCTCAACCGATGTATTGATTAGGGATTCGGTATTGTATGCAGATGTTCTTTCTCTGAACAGTTGTGTAAATGCACTAACAATCGGCAATGTTCCGTTAGATACATTAGGAACTATAGTATCCTTAATGACCTCAATTCCCGGTGAAAGCAAATTATAAACTCCATTTGGGATGAACTGCATCTCTTGCAATGCCGTCTCATCTTTAGGTTGGAATGTGGGCGCACTTCCGAAGGATGCAATCTCAAGGAGCGAGCAGTATGCGCGATTCAATGCGCCGTTAATTGCAAAGACATCGTAACCCTGTCCACGAACTCCGTGATAATATCCGTTGGTTCCAACCCCGTAGGTAAAGACTGTGTAGGCTTCGTAGCTGTTCTCAAATCTACCGATCTTCTTAAACAGGAAGTCTTGCACTCCATTGTCATCGTTAATCATGTAGTGCGAAACCTTGCCGTCAAATTCAGTTACCCACAAATGGACAACACGAATCGACTGCTGATTTGCAGCCTGAGTCGTAAAGAACAAGTCGTTATTACGAAGCTCCATCTCTAGCTTCTCCCAATCATACTGGCGGAAGTTGTAGTAATTGTTGTTGTTATTTACGGATGAGATGATTGCTTTACGGCAAGCCTCGATATTGAATCCGTTAATCTTGGCTGTCTCTTCATCTTTAATCAATTGATAGAGTTGCGTAGGAGAATAGAAACGCAAGCAGGCAGCTACATCAATATTATCCTGACCGATTTCGGTCTTACGAGGAATCTTGAAGTCGGACATATCCGTTGACTTCCAGCGCCAATCCCACTCGTCATTGAACAAAGAAACGCCAACACCATGCTTAATGAAGCTATTGCAGAGTTTAAGATATGTTGGGAAGAAATTACGCCAAGAACGAACAGCAGCAGTTACTTCTTGTGCTACGACTTGCTCCAGCTCGTCACGCTCTGTTTGGCTCCCGTAATTAGTGGGGCAACGGAAGAATGTTTGTGGCGCATTAATGATGTCAACATACCCAGCAAGCGCCGTATCGAGAACCTGCTTCGCAAACCCCCACGACACATTAACTCGGTAAGATTGTCCCGCATTGATAAGCGCCCTCTCGTCGTATGGGCGTTCATTGTCGTAAGCAGCGTCAATCTTGCTGCGATCAAAAGCTGAGACGGCATCCGCTCGTCGTAGAGTCTCCCAAATCTCATAAGCTGATTTAGCGTCCTTAATACGAGAAACTGGAGGCTTCCCGCTATTTGAAATTGTTTCTAGTCGATCACTCATTATTGTCTTCCTTTGTTGGTTTCTTTTGGAAGAACTTTAAGTTGGCTATTCGCTTCTGATAAATCCTCATTTTCTTCTCAAGTTCAGATTCATCAATATCTTCAATACCTTCAGCGATTTCTTGCGCTTCCTCAACCGTTAAGTTCTTTGCAACTTTCATATCGTCATTATTTATATTGTTCAACAATAACTTAACAAGCGAACCATCTTTGCATCCGTGAACGAGAACTGCGTCCTCGCTTACAGGTTTGTTCCAATGGACATCCCACGCTAAATTAGAGATAGAATCACATACCATTTCTCCGTTAATATTGCGATACTTTTCTGTCCTCCAGTTGTTTTGGATTAGATTGGATTCTTTCATCCGATTAACTACATACCACTGGATGATGTGCGTCCAATGTCTGTTAGATACAGGAAGGGAATTCAATACAGGCGCGGAACAGATTTTTGTGGAATACACTCCAACTTGAGCCATTCTATTTCCGGCAACAGATTCAGGAATAAGTTCTCCGTTCTTACCTTCATACACACGCTCCTTAACTCCGAGGTAAATCAATGGTTCACGTTTCTCCTTAACAGCCCTAGTTGTGTCTGAGTAATATTCAAACGCAATTAGATCAAGCCAGTTCTCTCGCGTTGGAACAGTATCTAGTTCAAACCAAAGAAACGCATCCGTCTCTTCATCCTTGCGTAGATGAGCGCAAGTCTGCTGGAAGTAGAAGTTGCAAGACATCGGCCAACCCATCATCGTGTCTGGAATAATGCAAGCCTCAGAAGATTTGAACAAATGTTTAATTTGCTTTTCAAATCCAATGATGACCTCTTCGTTTTCTCTTGACCCAATAACTAGCAAGTCGTGTTCTTCGCCTACTGGAAATTTATTAATCGCACTTACGAAATCAGGGATCAAATGCCGATCATGTTTTGATACAGGAATAACTAGCTTCATATTAAAAAATCATTTCAAACTCAGCCGTGAATTTAATCGGCCTAGAAGGGATCGCATCGTCAAACTCAAACCCGCTTACCTTCCTCCACACCCGCCGAGGCATAAAGAAACAATACTCGTAAATACCGCGAGAAATAACGAGAACTTTAAAACCCGCTCTTTCCACCCTATACGGAGTTCCTTCAACTGCCCTTTGCAAAGCCAAAGCAAGAGGAGATTTTGTAGGGTTACACTTAGTTCCATTGACATAATCTTCGGGTTTAACAATCACATCAAATAAAACAGATTGACGATGTTCGTCAATATAAAGTTCTGCCTTTGTTTTCTGAAAACCAAGTTCCTGAAGTATGTTCATCACTTCTGCGATACTATTATAATATGACTTATTTTCAAGAAATAATTGAAAGAGTTTTATAATTTTGTAAAGTGAGCTAGATGAATTCAGCGCCAATTTACGGTGATCCGATTGACGGATACCTTCACCTTTACGGATTTAACTGGAAAAAAGGAACACACCAAATCGCAATCGAGCTTGCGATGTTTAGAGAAAAGATCAAAGGAAGGATTCCTAAAGATACTGGTGGATACGATATATTCCATCACTTCCAAAGAATTGCCAAAGCTCTGTGGCCTGAGAAAGATAGCAAGGCAGCAGTAAACTTTATCTGGCATCCGTGGGCAGAACGAATGATACGAGCTGCCTGCAATCACGAATACCTTGCAATCGCTGGCTCTGGTGGTTGCGGTAAGTCGGAGGCTTACGCAATATGGGCAATCATTAACTACCTAGCCGATCCAGAGAACACAACGGTCCTTGCTACCTCAACAACAATCAAGGCATCCAAGCAGCGTATTTGGGGTAAGATTACTAGGTATTGGGGGGTATGCGAACAGCTAGGCTTGCCGGGACATCTTGTAGATTCCGAGAATAAGATCAGTTATGTAGGCAAGGATGGTAAACGTTCTGACCTGTCTGGCATTGTCCTTATCCCCGGTGAAAAGAAGAAGGAGCGTGATGCCACTGGCAAGATGCAGGGTATCCACAACAAGAATGTTATCTTTGTTGCTGACGAGTTATCAGAGCTATCTGAGGCTATTACTGAGGTTGCGTTCTTCAACTTATCGAAAGGTTGCGAACGCTTTCAATTCATCGGCATCTCTAACCCTGCTTCGTATGTGGATGCATTCGGCAAGTTCGCCAAGCCTAAAGATGGATGGGAAACCATTACTGTTGACGATGAAGAGTGGGATACTTCTCGTGGAGTATGCTTGCACTTTGACGGGTTGAAAAACCCAAACATGATAGCCAAGAAGAAGATTTATTCTTGGATGGAAGGACCGCAGGATTTTGAGAAGATTCCAGAAGAGGCTAAGAATACATCCTCGTTTTGGCGAATGTATCGTGGCTTCTGGTGTCCCGCTGGTATTACAGATCAGATTTATTCCGAGGTCGAGATACTTAACTCTAAGGCTACCGACAAAGCCGTATGGCTTGATAACGAGAAAACAAAGGTTGCCTTTCTTGATCCATCATTCACGAATGGTGGAGATAGAACAGTTCTTTACTTCGGAACTGTTGGTAAACTGGCAGAGCCGCATGGATACAAGGGTCTGCAATATGATGAATTCTTGATCTTCCAAGAGGATGTCACAGATCAATCCATGACTCGTTCTCAGCAAGTAGTCCAATGGTTCCGTAATGAGTGCCTAGCTAGGGGTGTTCAGCCTCGCAATGCAGGATACGATAAGTCGGGCGCTGGTGGCCCTCTAGGAGACTTTATATCCGTTGCTTGGTCAAAAGATGTGTATGGCTTGCAGTTTGGTGGCAGGGCTTCAGAAAAGCCTGTATCGGCATACGATCCAACCCCGTCACACGAAAGGTATGTCAACTCGGTTTCCGAGATTTGGTATTCCTGCAAGGAGTATATGCGGACTGGTCAAGTCAAGGGTATTGGGGATGATTTGATGCGAGAAATGTGTATGCGGAAACTTGATCCTAACGGAGAGAAGAACCTAGCATTACGCATTAAGGTTCTTCCTAAGTCTGAGATGAAACAACGCTTCGGTATATCTCCCGACATTGCAGATGCAGGAATGGGGCTTCTCGCATTGGCTAGAGAGAGGCTTAACCTAGATAGCAGCAGTGCCACAAAGGCTCTCAATCCTAATAATAAGTCTGACTCTAAAGGATGGAAGCAAGCCTTCAGTAAGTTTAAGGCTATTTATGGTTAAACAATTATGTCTTACAAAGAATAAGTTCGATGAAGGCTTCTACATTGTTTGACTCGATAAATGTCTGATCGACATTTGATCCAAGACTGTAATCGTAATTGGTATCTACAAGCATAGCTCTTTTCGCGTAGCAATGAGGCTGTAAATAATCCAAGAATTTATAGATATTCACATGATGTTTCGATGGACTCATTTCATGCGTGAAACTCCAAGTGCTTTTATGATCTGGATTGTATCTTGAAGGCCACTTATTTCCTTCATACAAATCCCAGTCAGGAATAGACACGATTAGGTGTCCTCCTTTTCTAACAACTTTAATCCATTCAAGTATAGCCTCGAATGGATTGTGCATATGCTCAAGGCATTGAGAAGCATGAAGAAAGTCGAATCTATCAGTAAAGTATTTCGATAAATAGTTTGCATCTCCGTGTTCCATGTCAAATGCAATGCAAGTGTTGTATAGAATCTTGTCGCTTCCGCATCCTACATCTATTCCCCGTCCATTAAATATATCTTGCCAGTTAAATATACCAAGTCGGGTTTCCTCCATCCTTCTCCGCATTGCCTTACTCGCTTCGTTCATCCGATCAGTTCCTTTATTTTCTGTATGGATACAAGCAACCGTTCTGAAATTGGGTCAAGAGCAACAAATGGGGTCGTCTCTGATAGAATCATATTCTCTATCTCTGACTTTGGCTTCTCTAATCCTAATGATTGTGCCTGAATCACAAGCACATCTATTGAGTAACTATTTAATGTTTTGCCATTTATAGTTAATCTCCACCCTCCTGCTGGAGTGTGCGTTTTGTCTATATGTCGCTCTGGAGTTTTGACGGAAATCTGTATGCGTTTTCCCGACAAAACTGTGTCAATATTTCCATCGTAGCAAAATGTGGCATTGTCTCGTTTATAGATACAATCCGGCATCCATAAGCAGACTTCTTGGATCGTCCGATGCTTTAACCCCTCTGCTACGCAATTCGCTGAACTCTGATTCCCAATGAAGCATTCAGAGCTATTGATAGCAATAGCCAGTTCAAGATAGTCCTTAACGATTAATCGCTCAACCTTTCCAAACCTCTTACAGAACAACTCATACTCACTGTCGTGTCCAACAAATAGAATTGATTCTCCGAGTTGGTTGACTATTTCTTTCCATGGGAATAGCGGATTGGAATACCTGCTAGTCTTGTTGACAATAATCCTTCCATTAAAATTTTTATCTTTCGGACAAAAAAGCCATTGTTTAGATAAATCTGTAGGCTGATTTATCCATTTAGCATGTAGTTCTGCAAGTGGAACCCCGTAAGGATGTCCATTCCTTCTGAATTCAACGAATGACTTGTCTATCTTGAATAGCAATTTATTCCCACACTTTTTGATGTATGGCTGGCATTCAATGAGCGGCCTTAACATCCTAAGTGCAGTTTGATTGTTTTGGATGTAGTAGTTACCGCCACCCGCTGATTGGACTGACGCCAAACTAACGATAATATCCCCTAAATCTCGCTCATGTAGAAAATTCATTACTCAATCTTTTTCCAGCAATATTTTATATCATCAAAATCTTTCTTAATATCTTCGCTCAATCCTTGCCGCTGTATGTCAACTGGGACATGAACAGCAGCCTTGAGGGAACAACTGCAAACAAGGCAGGCTCCAAGCCTATCGTCGTATTGCGTCTTTCTTTTGCCTATAACGCCCTGTATGAGCGTTAGCACCGCACCCATGCAAGCACCGCAAGAGAACTGCAAAGTCGTGTTAAACGGGCAACCAACGCAAATGCCAGCCCTTCTATCAGCTTCCTCCTGAGATACGAAGGCATCCTTGCCGGATAGTGTTGATTGCGCCCAGATACGCATCATGTTTAGGAATGAAAGGACGGCGGTCAAAGATAGCCTTCTACGGGTTACTTTTTTAGAGCTATTAGGAATGCATTTCGATCCCCAGTTTGGATTCTGTTTACACATTTCGGATAAGAATTCTTCCTCCCAGTTTGGAGACAGCAAAATCCCGTTAGCGTTGCAGTGGGATTTGTATGCATTGGTTATTGCCCGATAGTCGTAGTGTTTAAACTCAACCCCAGTTTGTGGAACTTTAATTCTCCAGTTCCCAGCAGGGGAACTAGACTTGTCTATCAGTTCATATTCGATCATTGTCTCATGCGCTTAACCGCTTGGACTGCCATATCCGATGCACCCTTAACTTTAAAGTCACCAGCGGAGTAGCCTCTTGCGTATTTTTCAAGCTCATCATCGTAATCGCTTGGCTTCATTCTTTCAAGTTTTGATCTGTTTTTAAACATTCGATCCGACATTACTTTCCCGTATTCACGGACATACGCTTCAAACTCTTTGTCTGTAAGAGTATCGCCAAATCTATTTTGAGCGTTTGTTCTGGTTGGGAATGAAGGGCCACCGCCTTGCTTTAGAATCAACTCATTTACTTCATTCATTGGAGTATTTTTCGGAAATGAGAATACAACAGGAACTCCGAGCTTAAATAGCTTATCACCCCAGTCATCAGCCCTGACTGGTTGACCTAGAGCATTAAGAGCTTTAGTTCCCATCCACGGGCCTACAATTGGTGTGTTCGCATAGATCGCCCCTTCGACTGAAGACCTATCAACCGGATCGTTTATGAAATCAGTAATGTTCCTTGCAACAGATGTTCCGAGAATCGGAATAAAGGTTTTTCCAAAGTATCCAGCTTGACTAGCCAAAGACTCTGTTACCCTGCCTTGGCTTGACGCATCAAAAAGAGGTTGTGTAAACGCAGCATACGGGCCTCTCTGTGCTAGTGCAAAAAATGAAGAACCAAGCATTTCTGCGGCATCATTCAAGTCACTTGGTTTTTTCTTAGTAAGATTCTGTTTTCTTTTAATCTCCCAATCGTCCAATGCTCCAGCAAGCATAATTGGAAAGAATAATGCTTCACCACCGCGACCAATGTTAATCTTTGTAGTTTTACCACCCATTATAATATGGAATGTATATGGTGAATATTTCTTATTCCATGTATCGTGATATTGTTTGTCAGCAACAGCACTTGGCCCGTTTCCTGTAATAACGATCTTAAAAAGTTTATCGTCTTCATCATCAGACGATCCAGCCCTCAATGCGGCAAGAGCAATCATTACAATTGATCCAGCAATAGCATCTGTAAGCCTTTGTTTGAATTGAGCGTCCGTTTGAAGTGACATTGCGTATGGAGAATCTTGCCCTTTAGATTTCTTGTATGCGTCAACACCAAGTCTTAGAAAGCCAACCGGGCTGAACCACGCCGCATTACTAAATGTTCTGGCTGGAACTATCGCAAATCCGTATAGCATTTTGGAGAAAATCTGCATTCCAGAACCTTCTTTGCCAGCTTTTTCAGCAATCATCTCAAGCATTCTTATTGGAGGATATGAAATAATCCCACTATCAGCTAACTTCTTTCTTTCGACCTCAAAGCCATCAATAATTGTAACCGTTTTATTTCTTCCAACAGAAAGCAGTGCATCATTAATTGCGGAATCAAGCACCGACATTGGGCCTGCTTCCGTTGTAGCAAGAGCGGCCATAATTTCAGATTTAACCGCCAAGTCAGCAAGAACCCCAGCACGATCCCTAGACATTCCGCTAGATACACTTTCCGCGATAACTCGCCTCTTTGTGTGTAGAATCATGTTCGCAAACTCTTTAAGTTTATCTTTTGGAACCCTGCCTTTAGTATTACCAGCTAGAGCCTCCATCGCATATCGAGTAATATTCTGATTCTCCAGCGCGGCTATAGCACCTTGGTCAAGCGATGACAAAACCCGTCCTGTGATTTGAGCCATACCTACAGCCATGTTCGCAAACCCAGCAGCATACTCTCCGTTAGCCCACTGCTTCTTGCCTCTATCAAAAAGCTCTCTCAATACATTCTGACCATTCAAATACTCGACAACATCATTCAAGTAAATCTGATTCTTAAAAGCGTAAGATGTTTGGTCATACCAAGACCTCATGCTGTCCAAGAATGATTCAAATGCTATTGGGATTCTAGCTGGATCGGTGAAGGCGTATATACTAATATCCGTCATAAGGTTTCTAATAGAGAACCCAAGTGGAGATACTATGTTTACAAATGCTGTCGGGATACCCATCAGTGCTTGTCCAACATAATAAGCGCCAAGAGCATCTTTAAATCTTACTGGTAATTTAGCGTCCGCGATAATCTTATTCAGTTCGCTCATCGCTTCGCGGCGAGTCACATCGTCGTTATCTGGATTATTGATTATATTGTCCAGTTGGACGATTCGCTCAAATTGTTCCTTCGTAAATCCATCCCATCCGTTCTCTTTCGCAATAACGCTTTCAATAGTTTTAGAAGGATCGAGGACTCCAGTTCTGATTGCGACTTGAATCTTCTTCAGCGAGTCTTTCGCCATGCGGCTGTTTCTGGAAAGATAGTTATTCCAAGGCGCTGATCTTCCTAGAGTTTCTTCAAATGCCTTTTGTTTCGCCTCAACAAATCTCTCGGACAGAATGCTGTCGTATAGTTTAGCGGCAGTCGTAGCGGCATCTCCAGTAAGCCCTGCTTGCTCAAGGTAGCCTTTGATAACTTTCTCTATCCAGCCGGGAGCCTGCTGTTCTTCAAGCGGAGTATTCTTAATGCTCGCAATCATCTCCTTGAGCGAACCTTTCTTGAGAAGAGTTTCCAGCTTCTTTGTTATGTTCCTCTTGGTGCGCTTTTCGATTTGCTCTACATCAGAAGCAACTTCTTCTGGAGTTCCAATCGTTGCGTTGTCAGCAGCATCTATCGCATCGGATACAGCTTTAACCTGCTCTTTAGTAGGATTCCCTCTTGCAAATATTTCTGCGGCTGTTCTGTCTCTCTTGGCTTTCTGCTCAACTTTAAGTGCGCCGTATCCGTCAATGTCGTATTCTCCCGCCCCCCTCAATGCCTCGCCAGCTTCACTTCTTCCTCCAGCATACTTATCCACTGGCATCTTGTTAATTCTGCGAACCAAGAATGAAAGCATTGTAGAGTCACCCAAGGCTGCTAATTTTGCGGAGTAATTCGCTAGAGACACAGAGAACAAACTAGCACCCATCCTAGAGTCGGAATTAGTCTCAGCATCTACAACATCGTTAATTTCTCCAGCGAGTTCGTTTGCATTGCCAGATTCAATGTCTAGCAATCTGGATATGTATAGCCAAGCATTCTTAGTTGCCTCATCAGATACAGTCGTTCCGTCAAAGAAGTTCTTTCTCAAGACTTCATTTGTTTGTTTGATGATGCCAACTGGAGTCGTGATGATGGGAGTCCCGCGATCAGTTCTTCCTGCTACTTGTTCCGTGCGAGGCTCTGCTTCTACCGCCATCCTGCGAATGTCTGGCTCGCTAGACTGGAACCTCTCGGATAGCGGGATTAGATTGCCTGCGTCGTCGTAGGTGAATGGGTCTGCGGATTTGATTTGGTTGCTTGGATTTTTTACAAGATATCCAGCATCCGTAGATGCGTTTCTACCAGACTCAAGTTGACCAAGCGTGTCATAGCCTAAATCGAATAAAGCATTTACCAAATTCATTTGGTTGCTGAAATTCGCAGTAGATTGATCAAACCCTTCTTTCCAAGTGGAAGACAAGTCATATCCGTCAGTATTCCATGAGAAGTATTCTTCCCCTAGTCTTTTCGCTCTCGCCCTTTTTTCTAATGTTGTTTTTTTAAAGTTATCCCAATTCCCATTTTCTTTTCTCCATTGGGAAATCTTGTTTCCGCGATCTGGATCATCAAACTGAAATATAGGAATTCCAAAAGCATCATTGCTTTGGGATTTTAATATTTCATTTTTTAACTTATTGTTGTCAGGGGCTAATTTTTCAACCAAATCAACCCAATCCTTAAACCTCCATAATTTTAAGGTTTTTTCTGGATTAACAACTACAGGATAAACCCTTCCCAATACAAGATCATCTCCTTGAAAACTTTCAGAATAAAGTTCTGCCAAATATTCGCTCTTTGCAACCCAAGTTGGATTTTTAAATTGCGTTATATTCTTTTCTGGTGATCCATGAAATCCTTTTAGAACATACCCAGCCTCCTTCGCCGCTTCATCAACCATCCTCTGCGCTTCCGCTTCAGCTTCCTTGTCTCCCGCTTTAGCTCTGGCTTCTAGCTCTGCAAAGCGAGCGTCTTGAGCCTGTTCCGCCGCTCTCTTGGCTTTAGTATCTTCTCTGACAATCTCCTCGCCAGCGGCAAAGCGTTTCTTAGCCGTAGATAGGATAGCAAGTGCCGTCCTATTCGGATCGGACATCTGGAAATTCTTACCAAATACTTTATTTGCGAATGCCTTCAGCGCATCAAGCACAGCATTCCAAAGGCTTCTCCGTTGCGGATTAACAATCGTGTAGGAAGTGAAAGCAATAACTTTACTTTCTTCGATTTGGGATTCTTCAGTCTCCTCGTTATAGCTTTCTTCTACGATCTTATCTATCTTCGCTTTGTCTTCTGGTGAAAGAGAGTTGTAGAAATTATCGAATGCCGCCTTAAATTTCTTATCTCCGAATGCGTAGTGACCTAGTTCGTGAGCGATGATGTCTCCAACATTCGCGTTCTTTTTAATGTAAGCATTGTTTACAATAAGAATTCCCAAGTCAGGGTAGTATGCCGCTTGGTATTTTTTCTCTTTATCTACTGCGTCATCCACTACATATACTCGGTCTGGAATCTTTCCACCGAAATACCTTTGGATTCTTTGGTTCAGTTTAACCTGCCCGTATCTTTCATTCTCTGGAAGAGGGTCTGGCTCTGATGCCATTTTGCGCCTTCTGCTGCTGACAGGCTTCATGTCGTTCTTCTCGACTACCTGCGTCTCGCCTGTCTTCTCGTTTTTTACAGAGTAATACTGCTCGCCGAATTTCTTGTCGTTAGCACTCTGCGGGATTTCCTCTTCGATGGTGTATGTCTGCGGACTCTTGCCTAGCTTGATGCGGTTGCCTACTGCGATGCCTGAAGGCGCTACGGCTTCTATTGGTGCAGTTGGAGTTAATTGTTCTGGATTTTTACCTATAGATTCCAATACAACATTAGGATCATCTTCTTGATAAAGCGCATCAAAGATAGCCTGTTGTCTTGTTTTACCTTTTGCTACACCATTAAGAATTGCTGACCTAACTTTACTCGCATCAGCAGTCACTTGTGTATTAGGTGAATTTTGAGCAACGGCATCAATTAACGGAGATATGTTTTTATCAGCAGCAGCGCCTAAGAAGTGAATTCTTGGCGGTTGCGATTGTTTCAAAAATTCAGAAAGTTTGTCCCTACTTATTGCCTCTGCATTAGATGGAATTCCAACAACAAATTTATTTGGATCAATTTCAAGACCCAATGTGTTTGTTTTTAAAATATCAATAATACTTGAGTATGCATCAGATAATGATAACTCTCCAAGTGGAATAGGAATAATCGGAACGCTTAAATCCATTGATATAGATGTTGCTATCCAATTCTTATGCTTATCAATCAAATCCAATGATGCTTTTTGATTTCCAATAACATCCGGCATAACAAGCATTGGACGAGGATAATCAGTTTTCTCAACAGCATTAACCTTATCAATTTCATCAATAATTGAATCATACTTTGCAAGTATCCTGTCAAAATCAAGGGCTTCAACCGTCCTGCCTTCCTTTATCGCTTTCTTGAAACTACTAAATGCGCCAGAGTCAATAAATACCTGAGTGTCTAAGTTTACTATAAAGATAGCTAGTTCACTTATTGTTTTTTTAGAAAGCAAGCCAACATCAAATCCAATTCCGTAATTCCTATGTCCAGCGCGAGCGTATGATCCTCGACGCATATCACTCAATCCACTCATGCCAGATGCAAAGCGAATTAGGTTTTTCTTAATATTTTCTCTTGCGCTATCAATGTCTTTAACAAATCCAAATTCTGTTGGCTGTGCTGTAACGGCGGCTTCTGCTGGCTCTGTTATTGTTTCCGATACTGCGGGGGTGGGTGTTGCGGGTTGCCGAATTAAAATCAAATCACTGCCTTCAAACTTCTGAACAAACCCATTTCGTTTATACCAATCTACAAGTTGTTTACTTGTTAATCCCTTGCCACCTTTTTTGATCAATGGTTTAACTGCCGCTGGCTCAAGCTGCAATGTTAATCCAGCTTTATCTGCTGAACTTGTTACTTCTGATAAAGCCTTGCTTGCGCTACCCATTCCGCGCTTTCCTTCTGGCGTAACAATTCGTTCAATTGTAAAAATGTTATTCCCACTTGCATCTACATCTGCCTCGTAAGATACTTCAACCCGCCCTTTATATAAGGATAATCCATTTGTAGTGAAAGCAACACTTGTATCTCCAACGACTGCTGTTGGATAATAACTTTCATCAATGGTTACACCGCCCTCATTTTCCCAATCTTCTGTTTTTTGGTTTTTTCTGAAATCAGAATAAGTAATATATTTA